AGATGCACTGATACACAACGCACAAGTTTTTGAATGGGACTCAAACGCAGCGAACGCAACAATAACAAGAGCAACAATTATTTCTGGAGCGCCAACTGCATCAAGAGATATGATTGTATCTACACCAGATAGACACTTAGTATTTTTTGGAACAGAGACAACCATTGGTGATCAATCATCACAAGATGAAATGTTTATAAGATTTTCTAACCAAGAGGATATTAACACTTACACACCTACAGCCACTAACACTGCTGGCACACAGAGACTAGCCGACGGGTCTAGAATTATGGGAGCTGTAAGAGGTCGTGATGCAATCTACGTTTGGACTGACACTGCTTTATTTACACAAAGATTTATTGGACCACCTTTTACATTTGGTTTTGCACAGGTAGGTACAAACTGTGGACTAATAGGACAGAACGCTGCGGTAGAAGTAGACGGTGCTGCGTATTGGTTTTCAGAAAACGGATTCTTTAAATATGCTGGTGCCTTACAATCACTACCATGTTTAGTAGAAGATTTTGTATTTAATGATCTAAACACTACAGCTAACCAACTTATTAATGCAGGATTAAATAACTTGTTTGGTGAGATTAATTGGTTTTACTGTTCTTCTGGTGCAACAGTAATCGATCGATGTGTAACTTACAATTACATTGAGTCTACACCTCAAAGACCTGTCTGGACTACAAGCACATTAGATAGAACAACGTGGCAAGACTCCGCTGTGTTTGGTAAACCACATGCCACAGATTACGATGCTGACTCTAACAACTCCTACGATGTTGTTGGTAATACAGATGGATGCACAATTTACTACGAGCATGAGACAGGCACAGATCAGGTTACGACTACAACCACAACAGCAATAACCTCTAACATCGAGTCAGGAGACTTTGATATTAGTCAAGGCGGTGATGGTGAGTTCTTTGCAAAGATAAGAAGATTTATACCAGACTTTGTATCTCAAACTGGTAACACACAAATTACATTACAATTAAGAAATTACTCTAATGATTCACAAGCAAGTTCTTCTCTTGGACCTTTTACAGTAACGTCATCTACAACAAAAGTAGATACTAGGGCTAGGGCTAGAGCAGTATCATTAAAAATAGCAAATACGGCTGCACAACAGAATTGGAAATTAGGTGGATTTAGATTAGATATACAACCAGACGGAAGAAGATAATGGCAAAGATAGTACAAATATTAACAAGACCTAGCCCAGAATATAGACAAGATGTTGCTGACGCACAGGTGAGAGATCTTGATAGTGTAATACAAAAATTAAATACAACATATCAACAAGAACTAAAGGATGAAGTTGACGCTCAAAACTTCTTTTTAAATTAATGTCAAATAGTTTCGTAAATGCAAAGGTAGATTTAACATCAACAGACAATACAACGTTGTACACAACTCCAAGTGCTAACGTTGCCCTAGTAAAATCAATACTAGTATCTAACGACTCTGGCTCTGGATGTAATCTAGATGTTACTCTGACAGATAGCTCTGGTAATATATTTAGTTTATTTAAAACTAAGACTATAGCAACCAATACAACAACCGAACTTTTGACTCATCCTCTTGTGGTAGAGGAGAGCGAGGTAATAAAAGTACAAGCTAGTGACGCGAACGAGCTGCACGTTATAGCTTCTATACTACAAATACAGCCAAGAGAGGTAACGACATAATGCAAACAATAAAGCCAGAAAAGATAATAGAAAAAATAAGTAATAAAAAGACTGGTGAAGAGTATAAAAACGAAGAGGAGTGGAAATCTAAGGGTATATCCCCTAATGATATTAGGAGAGATGTTACGGTAATAATGCCAAACCTTGATTTATTCCCAAAAACAAAGTAGATTGGAGTTTACAGGATATAAAACCTGCCTTAATATTTAGCTAAATTATGACGATATCAAGAGGACAGATGAAAAGACAATTATATAAAGGTGGCGGAATCATGGGCCTTTCAAAAGAGGGTATTGGTGGTGGTAGTATCAAAGGTGTTGATATGGGAAGCCGTATTGGTTTTTTTAATCCTGTTAAAGCAGCTAAGAAACTTGCTAAGAAAGCAACTAAGACTGTAAAGAAAATTGCATCATCTGATCTTGGTAAAGCTGCATTATTATATGCTGGAACAGCAGGACTTGGAGCTTTGGGAGCTGGAGCTGCAAGAGCCACAACTGGATTTGGCGGTATATTTAATCCTAGTAATGTAATGTCTAATTTAGGTGCAAGTTTTATAAACTTTAAATCAACTCCTTTTGGAGAAAAAATATTTGGAAAAGCTCTTGCAGACGACCCGAAAACATCAGGTGTTAAACTAAAAAACTTATTAGGTGCAGTAACAGGTAAAGGCACTGGCACAGGCAGTGGCATTTTAACTAAAGGTTTAGCTTTAGCAGGACTATCTACTTTTTTAACAAGTAAGTTTGGTATGACCCCAGAACAAGCTGAAGAGACAATAGCTAACCCAGAATCTAGAGCACTATACCTAAGAAGATATTATGAAAATTTAAATCCTAACGCTCAACCAGAAGAAGTAGAACAGTTTGTTGCTGCAAACGTAGCAGAATATGCTGTAGGTGGTAGAGTGGGTTTTGATGAAGGCACACCTAGAGAAGGAATAGAATCACTAATGAAACGAACACTACCTGAAGACGAAGAAATGGTTGTAATTATAGACTATGATGAAGATGGTAATCCAAGATTAATACAAGTGCCAAAGTCACAAGTAATGCCAGACATGGCAGGATATGGTTTTATGAAAAAAAGTTTACCGATTGTTGTTGATGATAAGATGGATAGCGAAGACATAGTTATACCTATGGATAAAGACCAAGTTTTAGATGGCATAGTCACAAGAGATAATAGAAGAGAAGGCAATCCATTACCACCAGATCCAACACAACCTGTAAATCCTTTTAAACCAAAACCAATAGGACCTGTGTTACCGAATAAAATGATGGCATCTAATATGGAGAACGATAAAATATTAGAAGCTCTTTTTGAAAAATATTTAGATATGGGTTTTTCTCCTAAAGAAGCAGCAGATAAAGCAATGGAGGAGTTTGATAGAATGAGTATGATGAAGACAGAAGGAAGAGGTCTTGCAGCTATAGGTGGTAAGATGGATACGGCCAGCGATAACGCTATGCAAGCGGCGGGCGTCGAGGGGCTACCTGTTAGACAAAATCCAAAAGGTGTTAAGGAACTAGATCTTAGAAAAACTGGTGGATTTATACCACCTGTTGGTATAAAAGAAAAAGCAGATGACATTCCAGCAATGTTGTCAAACAACGAATTTGTATTTACAGCGGACGCTGTAAGAGGTGCAGGAGGCGGAAACGTTAATCTAGGTGCACAAAGGATGTATGACATGATGAAAAAATTAGAAGCAGGAGGAAGAGTATAATGGCTGAAGTAGTAAGAACAGCCCCAGCAGAATTTATCGAAGCAGGTGCAAAAACATATTTAGACGATCTTACAAAAGCAATAGGTCAGTTTAAAACCACAGATCTTTCTACTATTATGGGTCCACAGTTTATTGCTGGACCTGGTGCATTAACAACACAAGCAGAAGCGTTAGCTCCTGGTCTTGGTGGCTTTCAACCTTTCTTACAACAAGCACAACAATTAAGAGGACCTACAGCTTACCAAGCTTACATGTCTCCTTTTCAACAGGATGTTATTGACACAACATTAGCAGAGTTTGATGTGCAAGCTCAAAAAGGTTTACCTTCATTAGCAGCACAAGCTATTGCAGCTGGTGCATTTGGTGGTGGCCGAGAGGGTGTACAAAGAGCTGAGTATCAAGCAGCGAGTGACAGAAACAGAGCAGCATTACAAGCACAATTATTAGGACAAGGTTTTGCACAAGCACAAAATTTAGCTGCGCAAGACTTTAATAGAAACATTCAATTAGCTCAACAAACACCTGCATTGCTAGGTCAACAGATCTCTGCATTAACAGGTTTAGGCGCGGCACAAGCAGCGAGAGCACAACAAGGTTTAACAGCTCAACAACAATTATTATCAAGACAAGCTTTACAACCATTAGAAGCAGCGCAACAATTTGGTTCTGGTGTTACACAATTAATTGCAGGATACCCTGGTAGAGAAAACATTTTACCACCTACACCTACACCATCACCATTAGCAACAGGACTTGGAACAGCATCAACGTTAGCTGGTATTTACAGATTAATTAATCCAGCTCAACAACAACCAATAACTATAAGAAACGTAACAGGATAATGAGTATAACTTTAAAAAGACCAATGTTTAGAAAAGGTGGTGAGGTCATGGAAGGTATCATGACTGGTATTAAGACTAGAGAAAATTTTGCAGAAAAAGCTGTATCTAGTGATATGGCAGAGCAATTAAAAAACGTTCAACAAAGAGTTAATTTTATAGATCAAGTTGCTGGTATAGGAGGTAGTCCATTATCAGACCCATTAACACAATTCTTATTAACAGCTGGCCCAGATTTAGTAGCAGGAAAAGCAGCAGGTGGAACTAAATTACAAGAAATTATTGGTGGTATTAAACCAGGTTTAGATAGAGCTACAGCTCTGCAGATGAAAAAAGATGCTAGTAGAAGAAAATTAACTGCCTCTTTATTAACTAAAATGGGCACAAATGATATTGCAAAAATAGAAGCAAACGCAAAAAGAGTGGCTAAATTAACTGGTAGACCTTATGATCAAGTATTAGAAGATCTTATGTACAAATACATGTATAGAGATCCAAAAGGTCCTAGAGAAATTGAGTTAGGAACAGATGCAGCAAACATAAAAAGTTTATTACAGAAAAAAGATGTAAGAGGTAATCCTGAGTTAACTAGAGAAGAAGCCACATTAATAAATTCAGCTATTAAAAAAGCTAAACGAAATGAAAATTTAGCGAGTAGATTAGATCCTAGACTTCAATACATACCTAAAAAAGCAAAAATTAAAGCAGACACAGCAACCATTGCTGGTAAAGAAAGAACGGTGTACAGACCTAAAGCTGGGAATATAATAGATTTCCAGAACGACTTTATTTATTTTGACACAAGATTAGGTAAATTCTTATTATACAAAGAGGAACAAGACTTATTTATTCCAATCGCAGGTAAATAGAAAGGGGGCTAGATGTCTGAAATTAAATTACCAGAAGGTCTTACTTTCGAAGAAGAAACTACTGAAGAAGTCCCAAAAGATTTAGAT